TATTGTTAACAGAATAATCGGTTATACCGCTAGCCGCACGTTGCGCCAGTGTGTTACCATAACCGCCTTCTAAGTCTTGCATTTGTTGCGGCATGTTTTGGTTTTGCTGATACAAGCGTGACGCTTCAGAGTAAATACCAGGTACGTTTGAGCCTGTTAAATACGGCTGAACACCAACCCATGGGTCAGATTTTTGAATTGTTTGCGTGCTTCCGCTGCTTCCGCCCTTACTCATTTATAACTCCTTGCTCATGGTTGTTAGCTGTTCTTTCCAGCCAAATTGCGCCAATGCTTTAACCCATCCGCGCCTACCATGCAAGTTCGCGGTAACGCACCCCGATTGTTTGCCATATTCACAGATAGTATTTTCTACTAAATCAAGCCATTTGTCCATGTTTTCTCCGCCTAAAGTGACGCAGCAAATGCTTTTATCTTTATTCAATTGTGTTGTGAACGCCGCAACAGGTGTGATGCCGTTATACACCACCCATAATTGCTGATAACGCCCCATTATTTCATCTAAAACCGAATCAATATCAGTGTTACCAATAATCGCCGCGCTTTCAATAAACCCTTTAACATGATCCCATACGTGCAACACATTATCACGATGTACACCACTAACCCAATAACTCATCCTAATAACACCCATGAAGTTGATTTGTAAACATATACACCCGCGCCGCTTCCTGGGTTCCATCGAGTACCGTCAGCATATCTAATATCGCCGTCCCGTGGTTTAGCTGGCGCGATGTAGCTTTTATCTAAGTGCCCTAATGATAACGCATCTAATGCCGCTTTGATCTTGTATAACTCGTTATTAACGTATTGACGAAAGTCTGCATCGCTGCTAGGAGGCGTGTCAGGGGTGTAATTAACGCTTGCGATACTAGGTGTACGCATTACCACATACCCACAGATTCAACGTCAATATCATACCCATCTAAGCGCCATTGGTACGCTGTTCCTGTTTCTAAACGAATGGATATATATCGACCTGTTACCATGCAATCATCGCTTATCGTTGACCCAATAACATGCGTCATTGTACTATCCCATGTTGGGTCAAGAAACGGATCATCGCTGTGCCCTACTTTCAATATTACCGTTTCGCCAGTATTTCCGCTGATACGCAAACGAACAGAACGAACTAACTTAATCATTTCGCTTGCGTCAAATGTCAAGCCGCGGCGTTCTAAATACGCTTGTGGGATAACACCATCAAATGACGCAGATGAGTCCATTAGGTATAGTTTTTGATCGTTACTCGCCATGATTACCCGTGCGCTTGATGGGACAAAGTCGAACCCGTCCCATTTGGACAAATCAGAACCCCAAGGTGCTGAATCTTGCGCCCAATTACCAGCAAGTGAGTTATCAACTTGACCGAAGTTGGCGTGCAGTAAATTAGGAATTGCTCGGAATGATATCGTTTTATCTTTATAGTTCCATACCATTGCTTTGTTGCAGTATGTGCTACCAATTGACGGATAACAAACAAACACCTCGTTCATGAACGGGTTCTTGAAAACAAACGCATTGCCTGAATTTACGCTATCCATGTCTTGAAACATAAATCGGCGTGATTGCTTGTCTAACACGCTTGTGCCTTGCACTCCGTCATGCACTACCACATCCTGATTGGTTAGCACCAAATGGAAGCCGTCAACTTCAACAATGCAATTACGATTCATTGCACCTGACATACCTAGCACTTTTTGGAACTTAAACACGAATGCTCCGCCAGTGTAATCCATGCGCCAAACGCTTGACTCTTTATAAATGATAAAACTATCACGCAATTGCAAGCCGTCAATGATTTGATCGTAACCTTCTGCTAGGTCTGTTTCACCAGCGTCCTTTGTTGGGTCGGTAATATCCCAAGAGGAAGGCAACGTTCCGGGGTCAGCAGGGTGTGACCATTTAACCATATAGGCGTAATTCGTACCTGACTTGGTAACGTTCAAAGCGATAAGATAGTTCTTAAACGAGCGGATAGACTTGCAATAAGTGTTAGCAGGCCATGATGTTAGATCAACGAACTTGTGCGTTATGTCCTGATCCCAATACTGCGGATAGTTTGAACCGCTACCATCGTTAATGATCGGAACACCTGATAATAGTGTGCTTGTCCAAGTATTAGCGTTACCAGCATAGTTAACATCAACACCATTCGTTTGACGGGTTAAGTTTGTATGCACCGCAACGCCCCCGGCATTGGTAACAGCGTATGCTTTTTGCGTTCCTAAATAAAGCCAGTATTGTACAGACCCTACTTTAACGGGCAATACATGATAAGGCACTACGGCAGGGCTGTTATAAACCTCGCCATGCCCGTAGAACTGATAAGCGTACCCGTCAAGAAAACGGATATTTTGCGCATCAGTCCATGCGTTAACTGGTAACTCGGATTGTGACAAATCCTTGATAACGCCAACAGACCCGCAATTAGGAACGCGAACAAAAGACATTCATACACCTATACTTTTATTGCAATGGTTACTATCTAGCTTATCTAATAGCCAACATAAACAAACTGCCCAACATTCACGATCTTCGTTAACCTGCGAATGACGACCAGCGCGTGAACTGATTGTTTCATCGGGATTACCATTAAAAGCCGAGTTAGCCAACTGATCCACTGACACCGCTAACGTCCATGCGTGTTTTGGTGAAAATATAACAGACCAAACATATTTAACAGCCCACCAAACCACTGCCACTAATAGCAGTGGGAATAAGGCAACAAGAACTAACCGCGTCACGCTGGCGTACCAGACAAGATAACATCAGCACGATCTTTCGTTAGAATACCAATATTAACCAAGTATGCGATTGCGTCTTTAGTTGACTTCAAACCTAGATCAATATACGTTAAACGCGCATCATTTGTGATCTCGTAAAAGTCTTGTACAATCGGGTCGATTGAGGTTTTAATAGCTACGCGCTCTGTTGGTGAAAATAGCAACTTAAACTCAATAGGAGATACTTTAGGTGCTTCTTTTGGCATAGCCTCTGGTGCGGCGTATTCAACTGGTGCAGGGTTTACCCACGCACCATTAACTAGAGTAGCTCCGTTTAAGACATCGTCTGGCACTTCGGTATCGTAATACTTTGCGATATCTGCGTGAAACAATTCGTCAGGGTTGCCGTTTGCAATATCACGAATGACGTTGTTTTCAATCCAAGCATATTTCATATTAGTATCCCTCCGTCCAAAGAAGCACAACCGTGCCTTGACCGCCACCACCCCCTGCCGAGTTGAAAGTGGCAGAACCACCGCCGCCGGCAATACCACCGGCGCCTATACCAGAGCCACCGCCACCGCCGAATCCACCACGACCGCTGTTTCCACCGCCGCCGCCGCCGAATCCACCATTACCACCGGTACTACCACCGCCACCGCCACCGCCGGTTCCACCATTACCAGTTCCGTTGCCACCACTACCGTCAAGCGCAAGGCGATTAAGGATGTTGAAGATATTCAGAGCAAGTTGTTGTCCAGACGCGCCACTCGTATTTGCTGCCGCAACGCCAGTAGTGATACCAGCGCCATTGCCACCGACAACTGAACCGCCGCCGATGTTGCCAATGGCCGCACCAACACCACCACCACCGCCGCCTGCTGCGCCGACCACAGTTGCTCCAGCACCGCCAAACCCTCCTCCCCCGCCGCCGTAAGCGTTGGTGCCGTTTCCAATGGCCGCAGCACCGACACCACCAGTCCCATAAGGCGAACCAGCGCCACCACCAGCGCCACCATAGCGTGGATTTGAACCGTCTGGGCTTTGACCCGCACCGCCTGCACCGCCTGAAGCGGTAAACGCACGGCGCAGACCTGCCGCAGCCGTACCGTAACCACCTGCTCCACCGGCCTTTGCGCCGCCAGAGCCACCCGCATCGATGGCACCAGGGGAACCACCCGTGGCCGTTAGTAAGCTGCCGAAGGAACTGGTACCGCCAGATGTACCGGAAGTTGGACCTGAGTTACCAGCAACGCCTGCCGATCCTACCGTTATCGTCGGTAGTAATTGCCCAGGGATGACGTCAATGATGCCCATGGCAAAACCACCGCCACCGCCACCGCCAGAGGATGAGTAGTTGGTGTTAGGACCACCGCCACCGCCACCTGCACCGCCACCCCAAACCATGGCCAATATCTGGTAGACGTTTTGGGGAACGACTTCATTGGAGTACGTGCCAGGGGTTGAAAATATTTTGCAGTTTTTCCACTCTGGCGGCTCAACGCGCGTAGGTGTATTCGGAGGAAGCGGAAAACCATAGGCACCCTTATTCATTAGAAGTCACCTCCCTGAGCAATGACGTTGAAGGTCTCCGCATTGTTGGTAGCAGCGCGAAGGCTGTAACCAGTGGGTAGAAGAAGCGGAAGAATCTGGCTCATCGTGTTGATATTTAGCTGTGACTCCCACGACGGTAGAGTGCCAGAAGGTGTAATAGCAATAACCGGAACCTCGGACAATAGGCGGGCATTCGCACCGTCGTGGATGAACAGGCGAATCATACCCGCAGTCGTGGTTCCTACTGCCTTCAAGTCGATTGTATCGATGCGAGAACCAGATGCCCCCGCGCTAAAAATCGTGGTTATTGTACCAGTGCCGTCACGGTTGGTATTTGCGGTGCTAACTTGCCCAATACCGCACTTGGGTATTGAGGCATACTGCGCAGAAGTGCTCATGTTATTTCTCCTTAAATTACGCTAAGCGCGGTGAGTGGAAATTGAGGAATATTTGCCCAATAGGCATTGGTGCCGTCTGTGGTAACAAACTTCCCTGCGTTACCTGCCTGGTTTGGCAGCGCTGCGCTAAACGCTGTTGCCACGACGAATGCCGTAGTCGCAATTTGGTTGGTTGAGTTTCCGGCCGCGGCAGTCGGGGCAGTTGGAATACCGGTCAATGCCAAATCTTTAGCAGTTCCGCTAATCTCATCAACTTTTGCGTCTAGCTGAGGACTAACTAATGTTGCGCCGCTAAAATCATGCGTGCCAGTGTAAGTATCACCCGCACGGGCAACTCGGTCATTGCCACTTACCAGAAAGAAGTCGGTGCCGTCATACCACGCTACGACAACCCCGCCTAACTCGATGTCGCCTGCTTCAACTACTGTACCATCTACACCTTTTAATGTCTTAGCAGCTAGGGCGTTGACCGCAATAGTTGCTGCGCCTGCGTTAGTATGTGTTGCCTTGAACGCCAAGAAGAAATTGGGCGTGTATGCCGCAGGAGCGGGTGATACCGTAACGACATAATCATTTACCGTTGCGCCTTGGGCTTCGGGTCCAGTTGCAACAACAAGACCTGCAAAACCAGCAAATGTGTTTTTTAAGACAGTTTTAATTAGTCGAAAATGATCATCACCTTGGCTTTTTGGATCAGTGCTTGTCGGGTTTGTAACGACAAGATCATTTATATAACTTCCAGTTTCTAATGACATTAGTAACCTCGATTAATGTTAAATACGGTTGCAGATTGAAACATTCCAGGCTCGGTGACTAACTTAGACACTGAGCGGGAACGCCCGTCTTGCTGTGCAATGTCGGTTAGTGCATTCTTAACGAGTAGGTCATACTTGCTTGCTTGTTGCTCGTCATGAATGTACACGTAGGCTTCACGCAATGCACCGTACAAATAAGCTTCGGGCGCGTTAGTTATTAACCAGTTTACCCCGTCAGATTTTAGGTCAAAATTCTTAATGCAATGAAAAAATATTGTATATGGCTGGTCACTAACCGAGTTAAGTTCGATTTGTGATCCAATTGTGTAATAACGTGGCATAGCAGGGACGCTTGCGATAGTTTTAGCCATTTGACTTGTCGTGATTGCGGCTAC